CTTGCCGTAGCGGCTAGAGGGGGATAAGTTCGGGGATGCCCGTAGTTATTCTCGTTGGCGGCCTCCGCGGTGGCGGTTACGGCGACGGCGCCGATGCCTGCACTCATGTTCAAGACCGGCTGTGGTTCGTTGCGTGGTTATTGGTCGCACCCCATGATGATCGTCCTGCGCACTCCCCGGCGCGGCGCCTGGGTGTTGTGCGGGCTTTGTGTCGTGTTCTGGCCGCTGTGCGGGTTCTTGTTCTTGGTGTGGTGACGCATCTTCCGCCTGAGCAGCTGCCGAGTCGGCAGGCTTAGGGGGTGTTTCTATGTGGCCTTCGAGTACCCAATCTGGGGCGTCGTCGAGGGGGTCACTGAACCCATCAACACCGATTGGCGCCGACGAGGTTAGCGGGGTTGGCGGCGGGGCGCTAACCGCCGCTTTGGGCGCACTGTTCTTGTTCTTGTGTTTAACAGGCGTCTGGCGCGCCGGGGTTTGGGGTTCCTGGGTGGCGACGCGTTGGGCTTGGCGTTCCTTCCGTGAAATCACGTGAATGCCGTTGTCCTGTGCGTATTGGCTGCTGTTGATAAACTCCAAGCTGGCGGCAGCGTAATAGACCTCTTCCGGCGTTGGCGGATCTTGGAGGTCTAAAACCACCCCTGCACCACGCTTGCTGTTACAGCCGCGGCAGGCAACAACCAACGTCTCAGGGGTGGACTCTTTATGTCCATTGAGCGAATCGTAGGTGGCGCCTCTGGCGGAGCGGCGGTCCCGCCAGTCCACGGTTTTCTTACACCACCGGCATTGGTCGCCATCCCGTACGCGAACGGTGATGAGTAGCTCGGGGTTCTGTTTGTCTTTCGCCCGGCGACGGTCGATCTCCATTTCCTCTTTCAGCCGGATATGGTAAAGCGTGGGGTCATCGACGATACGCAGCATTGGCCGCCCCTCGGGGCCTTCTTCCCGGAAGAGCAATCCCGCATTGCAAAGGTTCTCGATGACGATCTTTTCACGCCCCGGCGCTATTTGTGACACGGCACCATAACCTACCCAGTAGTCGGTAGCGTGCGCCGCCGAAATACTTACTAAGTCGGCGAGGACGCCTTTTGCTTCATTCTTCAGCAGATGGTCACCGCCGCATACCTCAAGGAGTCGTATCATCAGCGGGTGAGTGGTAAGCGTGTCGCCTCCCCTAAACCACATGTGTCTCTCCCCTCTCTAATAAATAAACGTGCGCAATGCAAATGAAAATATGATTTGTCATGCTGCCCCGCCCCGCGCATGAACTAGCCGCGAGCATGTGGGGTAGCACTTGTCGCATAATCCTTCCCCCACGTGCCGGAGCGGATGTTTTTTCCTCCTGCGACCCCTGGCCTGGATCGGCGGCTCCGCCTGCGGCAGCATTTGCTTCCCACAAGCGCGGCACCGCTCCTGATACAGATCCCCCTCTTTCCCGTGCTGCTGAGGAATGTCCGAGTACCTGCCAGCAACCACCCCACCCACGAGCACACCGCGGCGTTCTGCGTCAGAGAGCATGCGTTCGCACGCACCCAGCAGCGGACAGGTAGCACACAATAACCTAGCCTGTTGTTGCCTGGCCAGTGCGTTTTTGACCGGTTCCCCGGGGAACGTAGGGTCCCACAGGCTGGGCCGTGTAGCTGTCGCCTGGTGCCGGGGCTGCTGGCAGATACCGAGAATCATTAGCTAGACCGCCCCACCACTCAGGTTCGGCCGGGCAGTAATCTGCCGCGGCGCCACCGGCAACGTGGCCACGTACTCGAACCCGTCAGCATCCCGCGCCGGGCCACCGTCGGCGGCGTTGGGCCTGCGGACGTCCGTTACCGTGGAATAGGATTCCACCATGCCACCCAACGGCACGTAGCAGCGCGCTAAGTAGTCGCCTGGGGGCAGGCCAATGGGCGCGCAGAATGGCACCCCGGCATACTGGATAGCGGCGCTGATGGCGTCCATCTGGGCTGCGGTAAAGACCACCGGCGAGGCAGCATCAACGCATTGTCTGGCTTCATCACGCACCCGGTCCATGACAGCAACAACGTCGGTGGGCAACGTTGGGGCCAGCCGTGCCGCAGTGACGTCGGTAAGGTCGCCACACGTGCCTGACAAATCCTGCAGGGTGAGCTCATTCTCCGAGACAAACAGCGCGCACTGTGCCTCGGGGGCTTTCTTGAAATCCGGCCGAAGCTTCAATAATAAGCGCGCCGACGCTGCGGTAATCTCCACCTCGGCATGTTCGGCAGCAACGATAGCGAAATACGTGGGCGCCACCGCTTGAATCATGTGCCGAGGGTTAGCGGCACACACCAGCAAACGCTCACCCCGGAACACCAGCTTGACAACATCGAAGGCCTCAAACTTCCGACTGGCCACTTTAATCACAGCGCGGATCGCGTTGTGTAGCTCCCGGGTGAACAAGACTGCTTTTGACTTGACCGGCAGCTGGGAATAGTCAGGCACGGGTCTCGGCCTCCCGGATCCTGGCGGCGGCATGGATAGCATCCAGGTATGGCTGGTCCAGTGCCTGGGTGGCGGCATCCAGCTCATCGAACGGCACCAGGCTCTTGTGCAGGGGCGCGCTGTCGGTGCGCCAGGCCGCCCAGGCATCATGAACGTCTGATAGCGTGGCAGCAGTGCCCTTAGCGCGCATAAGCACCGCATAAATAAGGAATAGGGGAAACTGCTCGTCGTCCGGCCTGGCAATGTTTTTCGGCAGACACCGGCAGATGAGCGCAGCGTCTTCTTCGAGGTAGGTCAGCATTTTAGGACTCCTGGAGAGTGCGTAGGACATCAATGAGATGGGGGTTGTCTTCCAAAATGTTGTATGCGGCAGCAAGCACTTGCCCCGGTGCGGCGTGAGCGATGCTGTATGCGGCGGCGGGGATGGGCACTTCGGTGACCCGCCAGCCGTCAACGGAGTAGACGACCGCATAGGGTTCACGTTCCCCGGTATCGGGGTTGTGGGGCCAGTCAACGATCGCCCACGTTTCGCGGATGTGTAGGGCACCGATCGTATCGTCGGACGCGGCAAGCGACGTTCGCCGAATGTCAGTGGTGTTCATCAAGCACTCCTTCTTAGGCTGGGTTGGTGGGTTTTACGTGTGCAGGTTTCCATGTGCGCCACGTACAGTCGTTCTCCCGCGATCTGGGCGTGTTCCCTGGCGACGCCGTACACGTAGTGGGCGCGGCCAAGGCTGATGCGCCAGCGGCCGTCTAGGGTCGGACAGGGGTCAAGTGGGATGTTTTTGTCGTTGGCGGTTTTTGCCCAGCGGATTTCTGCGCCGCACCAGCGGCACCATGCGCGGCTCATGCTGGCGCCTCCTGCTGCTCTGCCCACTGGAGGATCCGGGTTAGCCCCTGGCGGAGGTTTTCCTGCCGGCGGCGCTTGTACATGCCCACCCACTCCCATGCGGTAGCGATGGGCACAAACGTGCAGCGATGAATCACTGGCAGCCCATATAGGCGCATTTCGGGCAGCACCCCGAACCCTGGCACGCAGGCAGCTAGGTCGCCCAGGGCGATAGCAGCGGGGTTGCCCGCATCAAAGCAGACAGACACCAAACGCCTCCCCTCATATGCTCGGCGGGCTACTGGCCCCGCAAGAGTAACGGTCGCAGGCATCACTCTTCACCACCGTTCACAATGCTGCTAACGGTTTTTAGCCCATCAACGACCCTGCGCATGTGTGCAGCAGCGTGCTTCATGCATTTGAAGGCTTTGCCGTCATCGCCGTTTTCGAATGCTTCCCGGCATTGGTCGATCGCGGCCAACGACGCCAACGACGCCTGCCGAATACTGTCCACAAGGTCCATGGGTAGTTCCAGTGCCGACTGCATCTCCGAATCCGGCTCAGCGGCGGCATCGGTGTCAGCGCAGTCGGCGCCAGATGCAGCGACTGTGTTGCCATCGGCAGTTGCCGGCTCTGTAACTGGCACAGTCACAAGCCACGGGTCGGAGCAGCATTCCCGGGATTCCTGGGCGGCTTTGTAGGCGTCGCGTTGATCGCAGGCATCATGCAGCGCCGCATGCAAATCGGCAGCGCGCTGCTCGGCAACTACTTTTGCCGCAGTCAGCGCCTCAACCTGGGCGTGTAAATCATGGATGATTAATGCGATGTCGAGGCCGCTTTCTGCTTCGGCGTTCCCCCGCTCAAGCAGCTTAGCGATTAGTTCCTGTTGCCAGACGGTAGTAGCTGTCAGGCTGTCTGCGAGGCGAGATGGTAGGTCAGCGGTAGAATCCGGCATGGCGGCGTCCTTCCTGGTCGGCCACCGGATGAGCATCCATAAAATCCATCAGGTCAGTGAGTGCGATCCGGTAGGGGGCGTTGCGTCCAACAGTGGTGGCCATCGACGGCTGGGTAGCGCGCAGCACGCCCTGGCGGCAGAATTTCCTGATCTGCCATTGAGAAAAGCCCGATAGACTGGCGGCTTGGGCGGTGGTCAACCATTGCGGTAATTGAGGGGTAGTGATATGATTCATGTGCCTTCCTTTCAAAGGCTTTACGACGGGGGCTAGTTTGGGTAATTTGTGCTAGCCCCCGGTTTTCTGGTTTATAGGGGGGTTATTGCCGCCGCTATCAGCGACAAGAAGTGTGCATTACGAGCAGGCGGCCCTCTCCCTACCACCCAGCAAGGCGCCAAACGCTGACCCGCCCAAGCAACAACCAGTACCAGTGGCCATAGCCGCACCAATCGACGCATCATAGATAAACCCCGGCAGCAACCCATACGGCACCCACAAACAGCAGCTCGCAGGCCTGACGACAATTGCTCTCCTGCAACGCACGACCAGGACGCGATCAGCAGGTGGATAAGCCAAACATCAAAAGGCACCGCGGAACGACTAAACCAGCGCGCAATAATGGGCCGCCCAGTCGCATCATCTACAGCACTACTTCCGGCAGTAACAACAGCCGACATACCAACAACAGCAGTTGGCTGCCTCTGAACCGGCTCTTGACGACTAGCGTCACTCCCCTGGGCACGCCGATAGACAACAACAGCTAACGCCAGTGAACACACAGCCAACGCCATAGACACCATCGCGGTTAGCGTTCCGATAAACGAGACCATCACTAAAATTCCTTTTTCTTCGTGTACGTGTATGTATTAAGCGGCCCCTTCCCAGCCCTTCCCCAGACGAGGAAGGGGCCACAGGTCAGATAGTTATTAGAAGGCCGGGTCTGCCCAGCCCTTACGGCCACTCTCCTTGTAGGAAAACTTAAGCAGTGCGCATAGCCACTGGTAATCCTCAAATCCGACGTGTACTTGCCCTCCAGATTTGTCTTGGAGATCTGCGCCGTCCTTGTTCAGGTCAACGTGCAAACCGCCATCCGGCAGCGTGGTTGTAAACAAGCCTTTATCGGGATCAATCATCAACAGCCACCTCCTGGGCAGCACTCGGATCTTCCGGGGCGAACAAACTCATCATCGCTGGGAACTGGAACCGCTGAACCCGGAACAAGAACTCGCCCTCGTCGTAAAAGCGAACCGTCCCGCCGTCTCGGACCGAGTACAGGCCGTCGCCAATATTGCAGAACCGGTCCGTCATCGGCGGCACCCCGGCATGCCGGTACCATGCATCCTGCAAAGCGTCGATGAGTCGCATAATCGAACCCGCATCAACCTGCACGACGCCAACCCCGTCCTGGGCCAACTCCACCCCGGCATCAGTGATCGACACCTGGAGGTCATCAATCTTCCGGCTAGACACGGGACTCCACCTCCTGCCGCAGCGCATGCTGCAACACCGTGATATTCCCATGCGCGACCTCAGGCTGGGTGCTATCTGCAGTGCACAACCCCAGCAGCATGAACTCCGACACATGAGGAACCCTGGTGTCCCCCGTGCCACCGCCTACGATCAAAACATCAACCAACCCCTCATCAATCAGCGTTGTGAGGGCTTCCGCTACCGGCCGTAGCTCGGCAAGCGAAGGCTCGCGCTTCACACGAACCACAACATCCAAATTCTTCATTGTTTTTCCTTTTCTTCCTTGCTTTACGACGACCCCAGCGCGACTAAGCCGCGGGGACCTCCGCAACTTTGACAATGGCTGCACGTACATCAGTGATATCGGCCAATTCCAGCAATCGGATCGCGGTTTTAAAGCTAGGAGTGGCACCCCTGCGAATATTGCTAATTGTCCCTACTGTTACGCCCGCCTCATGGGCCAACTGGGCATCTGATGAAAAACCACGGTTAGACCGAATTTTGTCGAGCACTAAGGGGCTCAGTTTGTACCGCATATCCACCTCCTAGTGATTCAACTTGCGCTATATGAATCACTATAAGACACATTATCCAATATGCGCAAGTGTGTGTATCATTTTCACCATTTACGCATTTAAATAGGCCGACTCAACTTGCGCAATAGGGTTAAATGGTGGATAATAGAACACATGACAGATCACCTGAAATGGATCAAAGGGCTGGTTGGGAACGCAAGCGGGCGAGCAATCGCCAACCGCTCTCAAATCTCCGTAGCGACAGTAAACCGACAAATCAACAAGGGAGTATTCACCGCCGAAGTTGTTATCGCTATCGCTCGCGGCTACGGAGAGTCGCCAGTCAAGGCGCTGGTTGCCACCGGATACATCACAGCCAAGGAAGCAATAGGCATCAATGAAACTTCTGCTGCGCAGCTACTCACCGACCGCCAACTGATTCGAGAGCTAGCCAGGCGAGTCAGTTCAAAAGACGACGACACATGGGAAGAAAGCTTCGACTCCGTGGTGCAGCAAAATGCCCCGTCTCCTGGTGATGGTTGGCAGTATGAAGAGATGGCGGCTGCGGATGATTCACCGGATGAGCCGATGCCGGGTGATGATGATTATCATGATGGCCCGTAAGCTAATTTGATATTTTTGTTTCGTTCTCCTTATGATTATCCTTAATTTTTTCATATCTCTAGGAGAATGAAATGTTAACGATTGACAACTTGGAAGACCTGGCAATATCCCTAGGGGTTACCCTATGCACACATGTTGGCGGCAAGAAAGGACTATGGAACACGCCCCGGCGCGCGATCAGTATTCGGCGGGGGCTGCACCCGGTGGCGCATTTGTGCACATTGGCGCATGAGGTGGGGCATGCAACATTGGGGCATGATTCGGCCGCTGTGGGGTGGTGGCGGGCAAAGCAGGAGTTAGCGGCTAATCGGTGGGCAGCAAGACGGTTAATCACAGTTGAGGAGTATGCAGCGGCAGAGCGCATCCATCCATCGTTAAGCGGGGTCGCTCATGAGCTGGGGGTGACGGTTTTTATGGTTGAGGCGTGGCAGGAAATGTACCGGTCAGGCACATATGCGAGATTCCTTATGGATACCTGATAAACCCGAAAGAGGGTATTGCAAACATCATTCCATCAAAACTATATACAAGCACCTAGATGAATCATAAGATAAATCTTAACTGCGGTTTACATAAGATGAAGAAAAAGGAATGGAGCCATGGTTGGTATCTATGATGCGAAGCCTGCAGAAACCTGGTGCGGCCAAAATGTGGTGGGGATGCGGTACCATGCGGCGGAAGTTGATACGGTTATCAGGCAGGTGCGAGCTGATGCCGAGGGTGCCCGATATTTCGACGCAACACTAGTGTTGGAGCCGGATAATCCGTATTCCAATAGTGGGCATGCGATCTCCGTGCGATACAACGATCAGGTGCTGGGGTATCTGCCGGATGAAGACACTGCGAAGTATTTTCCCGAGGTAGCGCGGTTGGCTGCGAGCGGGTTTGATGTTGGAGTTCGGGCACGACTATGGGGTGACGCCCCATATTACAAACTAAAAGTGGGGGTACTGCCACCTGGGGTTATCGCCCCGTTTAATAATCCCCCAACCTTGGATTGGGCGCTCATCCCTCGGGGCAAGAGTATCAAGGTCACGAAGACCCAGGAGTATTTCGAGGCGAACAAGAATGTCTTATCAGCTGGAGACACGTGCTTTCTCGCCACGCTTCATAAAGTTATGCGGGGGACGAAAGCCCCGGTGATCGAAGTATGCCTCAATGGTCGTCATCTTGGTGAGCTCACTGAGGTTTCCAGCAACAAGCTTATGCCTTTTGTTGACCATTTCAACGATAAAAGTCTTGTGGCTGTGTGCTATGCGCTGATATGGATTCGAGCTAACGGTATACAGGTCAACTTAGATGTCACCCCTGCCGCGAGCGCAAGCTACTCCCAGATACACGATCCCACAGTCAACCCGTTGCCTGAACTGGTGAGGAAGGAACGGGACCCATGGTCGTACCAGTTACCGGGGCGGTTTAAGGGGTCGGGAAGCTCGTCTGGTATCGCCCAAGCGCAGAGCGCCGCTACCCAGGGGTATGTTAATCAGCGATCCCCAAAGTTTGCGCATGTCCAATCAGCAACATTCACCGAAGCGGAACGGCGCAAAGAAGCAGCCAGGCGCGCTAAAGCAAATGAGCGGGAAATCATGGCAAGCCGCGCCACACCAATGCCTTCAAATCCGCCTACGGCGAGAGCGTCGGCAACATCGGACAAAGAAACAGGTTGCGCTCTTATCGGGCTCTGCATAGGCTTCATTCTCATTTTGTGGTGGGTGTCATCATGCTTTGGTGATACCTCTTCAGGCAGTTCAACGCCTGCGACTACTTCTTCCACTAGTGATTATTCGTCATATGGCGACTCTGGCAGCAGTTCGTCTAGTTATGATGCCGATCAGATCAATGGGTGGACCAAAGCCGCCGCACGGAACGCTTGCCATAAACAGGTTGAAGCGCAGCTCAAGTCGCCGTCTACTGCGAAGTTTGAAAGCCTTTTTGATTTTACTGCTTTGCAAAACGACGCCCACACTAAATGGACGCTGCGGGGGCACGTTGATTCTCAAAACGGTTACGGGGCGACAGTCCGTGCGGAATGGGTGTGCACGGTTGTCCCGACAAACTCTGATAATGCCAGGGTAGAAGCCCTACTAGTCCAGTAAAAACAGAAGAAAGGAAAACACAATGACGCATCAGGCACCAGCACCACAAGCCCCGCAGGAGCCACAACAACCGCAGCAGGGGGAACAGCTACCGCAACAACCCACTTCCCCTCCACAACAGCAGGCGTTTCCGCAGTATCAACCGCAGCCTCAGGGATATGCGCAACGGCCAATGCCGGCTACAACGGGGTCGTTTGAGGGATACAAGGTTACAGCTACTGTCATCGCTACCTTTAGTCTCGTGGTTTTTGCTCTTGGAGTTTTCGTGTTGTTCGACGGTAACGGGGGAGAAGATCTGATCGGCGGCATGGTGATGACAGGCGGGTCGCTTGTGATTATGCTGCTGGCCGGCATTTGGCACGCGGTGGCGGCTATTGGCCATGATCTTGCTGTCAGCCGGCAACTGCGGCAATAAAGCAGTCGGATGAAATATTTTTGACCCCCGCTCATGTCTGCCAAGAACTGGAGCGGGGGTTTGAGGAAACAAAACCCATGTAGATGGGTTCTTTAAGGAGTATATCATGGCTCATGTCAAGGATTTATGGACCAAGCCGAACCCTCAGGGGGGTCGGCGAATCCGTACTAGCCGTTGGGGGGCGGGGAAGCGGTGGCAAGCACGGTGGACAGAGAATGGTAAACGGGTGACCAAATCGTTTGCTAGTCGTGATGCAGCGGAGCTTTATATCGCGCGGGTGGAGACTGGCCAGTCGGAGGGTAATTGGATTACGAAAGATAAAGCGTCTATTACGCTGCGGGATTTGTGGGAGCCTTGGATCGCTAGCAAGGCAACGGTTAGTGAGAAAACCCGGCGCGATTATGTTAGTACGTGGCGGGCGCGGGTGGGGCCGCAGTGGGGGAGGCGGTTGGTCCGGCAGATTACACGGGCGGAGGTTGTGTCGTGGTTGCCAACGATGACGACGATGAAGGGGGTGCCTGATGGTGGGGTGCCGCGGCCGGTGAGTGCTTCTGCACAGCGGAAGGCTGGTTTGTTGATTCATTCGATGTTGGATTTGGCTGTGGAGTTGAAGGTTGTGCACGCAAATCCCATGCGGGCGGGTGATTTACCGCCGCAGGGGAAGAGTGAGCGCCGATATCTGAGAGTTGATGAGGTAGATGCGTTGCTGGGGGCTGCGCCGACAGTGGAGTCACGGTTGTTGTTGCGGGTGTTGTTGATGACGGGGCTGCGACCGGGGGAGGCGAAGGCGTTGAAGGTGCGGGATTTGGATTCGGCACGGGGTCGGCTTATGGTTCGACGGGCGGTGGATGATCTCGGCAGGGTGGGGCCCACGAAAACGGGTCGGCATCGGGAGGTGCCTATTGGTGGGGAGTTGTTGACAGATTTGGCGGCTGCTGCGGAGGGTCGGCCGGATGATGCTTGGTTAGTGCCGGATGAGCGGGGGATGGTGTGGACGACTGCCAGGTGGCGGGTGGTTTGGGGGAATTTGCAGATTTGGACGGGTATTGATGGTATCGACACGTATGAGTTGCGGCATACTGCGGCGTCGTTGGCGATTGCTGCGGGGGCGGATGTTAAGACGGTGCAGCGGATGCTAGGTCATGCGTCGGCGGCGATGACGCTTGATATTTATGGGCACCTGTGGGAAGAGGGTTTGGACGCTATCCCTGGCGCTATGGAAGCTCACTTAGTAAGGGAGCGGCAGCGCCTCGCCGCGGTGAACAAGGAGAAGGCACAGCAAGATGCTAAGCAGCGGCGGGCACGGTTCCGGGTGTTGTGAGGGAGGTAGTTTGTTACCTCTTTGGTGCTTCGTTGTTACCTCCATGTTGCCTACGAGGTTCAATGACCTGCAACGATCTGCAACGGTAGAGGATGCGATATAGGGTTATGGAAACGCGGTAAAACCCCAGTCGACA